GGATGGTGAGGTAAGGGCCAACTGCGCGCGGCAGTGGCAGGTGCTGCGGCATCCGAGCGTCCCAGCATCGCTGGTCGTGGGCCGTGCGCGAGCCAATGCCCCTGCGTGGGATTCCTCCCACGCCTTGCGCGAGTACCATTGCGCCTCTGGACCGGTCGGTCCTTCCACGACGAGCTCGTGCTCGTCGCGGCGCCCGCCTGCGAGGGGCGGGTCGTCGTGCGTCTTGCAAGGCCAGAGGCATGGTGGGTATCTTGGCATGAAAGTTCAATCAGACCAGAGAGAACGCTCGCGACTTGGGTAGCCAAGATGGACGTATTTCGCTGTCCCGGCGGACCGTGTTGTAGGGTCGGTCGATCCCCCCGTTGCATTTCGTCAATTATTTAATTAAACGGGATGACTCCTCAGTTGGCCCCGTTGTCCGCCCGCATTTCTGGCGGCAGCTGCATGTAGCAGGCTAGGTGGTCATGCACGTCTTTCCGACAGTCAGAAGCAAGGATCTCTAGTTTCGCCAAGGTGCATGGATCCATCTCCGTCCTCTCCAGAGAGACGCAGAGCGCGCGCAGTTGCTCGCTCATTGGTGGGGCATCGCTGTGCCGCACGTCAAAAGAGTGCCCCACGGTGCTGAGCCGGTATTTCCCAGCACCCCACGCCCGGCCTGGGCCAGAGTACTCGTCGAACGTGTGCTCGACGTTGGCCTCCTCGCCGGCGCGCTCCAGCATCCTGTCCCCGCAGGACTTGAAGATGTCTGCAATCGCTGGGATTTTACCCGCGAACATCTCCCCGATGCTGTAGAAGCGGAAAGCGTCCATGGCAGCCATCTGCTGCGGGGTCCGCCCTGGTGTCTGGGCATTGACCCCCAGCTTGCCTAGGGAACGCATAACCGCGGGGATGATTGGTACATCCTTCTGTATTGCGCCGTTCATCACGGCGGCGTGCAGGCCCACGAACTCAAGGCGTCCGTTCTCAATGATCTTGAACTTGGCGTCAAAGCCGAGGTCAGCCATATTGGCCACCACGGTCCGAGCCAGTGCAGTTGGGTCACCTGC